TCTTTTTTCATGTCCATGTTATACATTTTCATGGCTTCATCCTCGGACATACCTTTGTCCATATAAGGCTTCAGCTTTGCTTTCATGTCATCAGACATTTTTTCTACTTCGTTCTCCATAGTTTCTCCCTCGGAGTTGTCCCGCTTATATAGAGAGACCATTGCTTGTGCGTTAGCTGGACGATCAACCAAGGACAGTTCCTCTAACTCAAGCTGTTTAAGTAAATTAGGCATCATAAGATTCCTTGGTTGCACGACCACCTATTGAGAAGGCCGCAAGTTCACCAGATTTGACCCTAGCCCAAACGTCATCATTGTAGACTTTAAACGCTACAATCCAACCTTCTCGGTCACTCTGGATGCCAAGGGATTCACCAATCTCTTTAGTGATAGGCATTGAGTGGATAACCGCCCCAATCTGATCCCCTTTGTGCATTTCTTTACCGACACGTATATGTTCCATGAAGTTGTTCACGGCTTTAACAAGTGTGTCTGGTTCAATAATATCTCCTTGGCGATCAATAACAGGTTCGCCTTTTTCGGTAACGACTGATGCCCAACCATAAACGAGACGCTGTTCTTCGTCGGCTTTGAGTATCTGTCCTTCAATGTTTGTTTTTGTAAGTTCTGACACTGAGGTTCCTCCCTCCCACATTCTACAGGACCAGTATCCTGCCGTTGTTTTGTCCTTCTTTGTGTCGCACGAATGTCTTGAACGGAAGTTGGCCCTAGCTTTCGGGTCATCCCTCCGTATCTCCATGTTGGGGTCTCCGAAAGCCACACGCTTGATCTTTCCTCCGCTTTGTACGAACACTTCAAACTTCTTATTGCCGCCTTTGATACGACGAGGTTTGTTTAAGGTGACTTTCTCGCCTTGATACTCAGCCTTGGCAAAGTCTTCCTTCATAATCTCTTGGATAACTACTCTGAGAGCCTCTAAGCGGTCCTGTGAGGGTGCCTCTTCAGTTTCCTTGTCGTAGTATGCCATATAAGCCTCATGGCTCTCACCGGGCATATAATGGGCCTGTCCTTGTGCATCGGGGTGAGCATGTGTGCTACCGTTCATGCCTAAATCCATACTTCTTACTCTGGCTTCAGCCTCAGTGGAAAATACATCGTTAGCTAACTGGCCTTTGTTAATGTTCATTATACATTCCCTGTTGGGTCATTCTTGATAAGTACACCTTGAAAGGAAGCACCTACAGCATTGTTAGTTGTGTTAGATACGGCCCTACACTCCATATCAGTCTTCTCTTCAAACTTCTGTGGGTACTCAAACTTAGCGATCAGTTGTGTACTCTGTAGGACGTTAATAAAGCGACTACGAAACACATTGCTGCCAAAGTCTCTTGATACAAAGTTAGCAGTTACAAACTTGTTTGACTGAGACAAAGCAGCGGTAAAGTTAATGTCATCAAGATACAGGGTATATCCAGCAGGGACAGTGTAGGCTGCTACGTGTGTTTGATTGCCTAGACCTAAGTTAGCGTAAACTACAGAGCCATCTACATTCTGTACGTGTATTGTTCCAGCAGAAGTACCACCTGACCCAGCTAAAGTAACAAAGGCTCTGTTAATCCTAATCCAAGTGCCAGCTACAGCAACAGGGCTAGTGCCATTTAGTTCTACCTCTACAGACTGTTCATTGTAGTTATCGTCTAAGCCCTCAACCCTTACCTTATTAGAACCTGTGTTTCCATTAGCATCAGCAGCAGCATCACTAACTACATAAGCTGTAAAGGAAGCATCAGGCCAAGGGTAGTTACCACCTTGCGACCATATAGTCTCTTCTGTTCCGTTTATGTCAGGATTAAACCCGAACTTGAACAAGGTCTTGTAGCCAGTAGACTCACCCTTAGAGATAGCAAGTTCGTTATGCTCATAAAGGTGCCTAGTCCAAGTTGGCATTACACGCTCCTACAACGAAGTATGACTGCACGTTGGATAGTGGTCGCTATGCTTGTGGTAATGGTGCAGACAAAGGTATAGTCTCTTCCATCTACTCCACCACCTATATAAATAATTGCGTTATTTCCCGACAAGGCTTGTTGTATGTTTTGTATGCCATCAACTATAGCACCACCACTAGCAGTGGTTAAGTCATGACCAGCAACTAAGACAGTCTCGGCAGGGTTAGCATTAGACCTTACAGACCAGACTACTGTACTAATGGAAAACCCAGCAACAATATCAGACCAATCAATACTGTAGTCTAGCAGTTCGTCTGGGTCTTTGTTGGGCCAAACTAGGCTCATATCGTATCCTTCTATGCCGCTAAATTTTTTGATGGTTTAGGAGGTCTAATGTTCCTTGGGCTACTAAACGTAGGTCTTGCAGTTCTGTTAGCAGGGAAGCCACCGTGTACCTGTCTAAGGACATTATACAAGTGCTTAATGGCCTCAAAGTCGAACTTGAATCCTGTAGCAGTAAGGTCAGGACCAAACTCAACATCTATTGAGAAACCTGATACTAGCTTACCAGCCCCTACTCCAACCATACCTAGGGTGACAGTAACAAAACCAGCAGTGGTTACTGGAATAATTGCTGGTATTCCAGCTATGCCCACACTAGCGACCAGCTCTAGTCCAGAAGGGAAGGTGTTAGCATCACCCGTAAAGGTAACATCACCTACTGATCCTGTAATCTCTTCACCAGACGGTGCAGTGTTAGCATTAGCAGCAAAAGTTATGTTGCCTAAGCCAAGGGTAGCAAGCCTACTTGTACAAGTGGCATTAGAGGTAGCTAGAGTTGCAATACTTCCTAAACTTGCAGATATAAGTATGCTGTCAGAGGGGTATATAATCTCTGTGGGTTGAGCCTCTACACCAGAAAGGTTTAAACCTAGTGTGACAACTTGAGAAGCTACAGGTATGGTATTAAAAGACCTAAGGGTGGGAGTGCCTAAAGTTAAGGTAGCATCAAAACCATCTACAGGTTGATCAACAGCTATAGGACCAGCTAAGACCCCAAGGGATACTGCAAAGTCAAAATCTGTCTGTGTAGGTCCAGCAGTAGGTGAACGAGAGGCGTAAGGATATATTACATCATTAGCAGGCTGATTGGGTTCCGCTATAATTTCTACCCTAGACGTACTCAAGTACCATTGAGGGTCAGGTAGTCCTACAGTAGCAATCTCAAAGCCTACCTTAAAGGGTGTGAGGTCTTGTTCCTCTACAGGTATGTCTGGGTCTGTTGGTGGGGTAATGATTTCTTTATATACAAAGACAGAGACATTAGCTTGTATTTGTAAGTTGTCTGACTGAGTTACTTCAAAGCCTGTCAACTCTTCTGTTGCAGGTATCTTAATGGCACTATTAAACCCAAGTGTCATCCCTTGGGAATCACTGTCAGGAATAATGTATTTGTAGTTACATATCCCCGCCAGAATAGTCTCGTCTGTTTTATCGTTACCAGACGCTGCTACAGATAGAGTACCAACATCAAAACCTTTATCTGTATCATATTTCTGTAGTAAATAGTGCTTGTTTTCCCCTACAAGAGAATTAAGGAAAGAACCAACTTGACCTGTAATAAGGCTATTAAAGTAAGTAGCAGTATCAATTGGGTCGTAAGTATTTATTGTGCGTACTTGTCCAACAATAACATTAAACAGGCTAGGGTCAGTCGCAGGGAAAGTAAGGGTAGCTAAGAGAGGGTCATCAATAGTGCTAACAGTTGCAGCATTGTTAACAATAGTCTCAGAGGGTAAGTGGTTTAGATTTACAGTGACAGGGTAGGAGTTACTAGCATCATAACCAAGAGCAGCTTCATAGGTAGCTGGGTAGGTGTAGTCACCGTTAACCAAGGGAACCCATGAGGACTGAGACACTATCGGGTCAGAGGTTAACTCAGAGATAACCTTAGTTTGTAAAGATAAGGCCCTATCGCCAGCTACAGACTCGTCCCAGATAGGACCACTTGTAGCATTATCATAATCTGGGCCACCATCAAATATCTGAGGCCGCATACCTAAGATAAAAGAGTTTATCCAGTTGTAACGAACATGCTCATTGTTGCGTAAAACCCCTACCCCATCACCGTTAGGGTCATAGAAGAAAACAGTCTCAGGTTTTCTTACAGCTTGATCAGATATAGTGGCGTCAGTAGATAGGGAGATAACCCCCAAAGTCACAGAAGTTTGAACCCCTGTTATACCTGCTGGTACTACTTCTCTGACAACACCAGAACCACCTAATGTAGTGGATGCTATGGGAGCGAAACCTAGCATTCTTTTATGTTACCTTTGTAAGTTTAACACGGCCATCTGTTCCGTTGTTGCTGCCGTTTTGAGCGCCTTTACCTGAAGGGGGG